CCTGCCTTAAAGAAGTTCAAAACTTCTGGGAGAAACGAACTGCCGAAACCCAGCAGGCTACCCAATAGTGTCATCATTACTTAGACTCCTTACCCATCCAGATGCCAAAACTTCCCGTGAAAGCCCCGGTTACGACTGATATTAGACCCGCTTGTGAGACTGACAGGTCAGGTTGCGATAGCGCCCACTCTAGGCAGCGGATGTACATAATGGTTGTCACCAGCATCATCAGACGTGGTAAAACTTTCCATTCATCTAGTTTAGTCGCCATCTTCTAAACTCCTTGCGTAAGCAATCGCGTAGTTCTTGTTGTGCGTTATTATAACAACTTTTCCGTATTTGTCATACACAACGTAGTCACCACGTTTATTCCGGTATAACCTCAAAACAATACACCACCGTTGTGCTGTTCGTTATCAACACTTTGGCATCCTTCAGCGCCTCGTTGCATTCCTGTGCAGTGGATAACTGAGCAAGCTGATAATACTCCAGCTTATTATTTGTGAACATAAACCAAACCAAAAAAAACATCACAAACCCACCTTGATCCTGCCGTCTTTCAGCAAACTCAGTATATCCTCAAAAGTCCTTCCAGACATATTCGCCAGACCTTGAATAACCACGTTCACGTTCTGGTCAAAGATATATATGATCTCTTTGTCTTTCATCACCACTTCCCCTGCTGCTTACCCATGAAGTACAGAACAAGGACCAAACCAGCTACGCCCGAAAGGCCAATCAAAATTCCAACTGTCCAGTCAATGACTGCGCGTTTAAACTCTTCCTTGCGGTAAAGCTCCTCTTTGCGCTGCTTTCGCATCTGTGCCTCAATGTGCAGCACTTCTTCCCAAGCGGATGGCCCGTAAGTCCATGAAATATAACTTTTTATTTCGTTCCGCATTTCGGACATTTTCTTTTTTTGCGCGAATATTTCGATGGCCGTTTCGGTGTTCGACCCCTTAAAAGAATACCACGGAGGATTCTTGGCTTGGTCCTCCGCAAAGCCAAAATCAGAAAACGCCTTGCCCCAAGTGGACAATTGGCCCGTCATGTCTTGGAGTTCGCGGCCAACGGCAATGCCTTGTTTTATTGCTTTATATGCGCCTGTGGCTAAACTGACAGCCGTAATGGGGTCTATCATGTCAGCACAAACTCCTTCGGGCAGGCGTAGCCGGGGCTTACCCTGTATACGCGGTTGTACCAACTGCCGTTCTTGGGGACGTTATTACAGTCGTAATAACAATACTTAAATAGCACACTCCCCGCGCCGTTTATGAACGCTTGGTTGAACCCAACGAACACCAGCACACACAGCATTTACATCTTCATCAGGACTGCGACTAAGAGGCCAATAATCGACGCAGTAGCAGCGATCATGATGCTTTCCATGCGCTTAACGCGACCAAACAAATCTTTGAACTGGATTTTTACCTCAGTTTTGATGGCTATTACCTCCTTCTCAAGGCCGTCGATGCGCTCATGCGCGGATGATACTGTTCTTTTATCCATCTTCGCCTTCTTCTTCTTTATCCAAAGAAACGGTCAGCGCGTTCATAAACGCCATGCGTCCCATTTTTAGCTGGTCAATGTTAAAATTAGCAGAGCCAATCTTTCGATCTAAGTCAGCAACGTGGTTGACCATTACCTTCTGGGTGTCATTTAGTTGGTCTTCAGTGTAGTCAGTGCCGTTGATCGAAATGGTTTTTGTTTGTTTCTCAGCCATCGTGATCTCCTTTCGGGGTTGGGTTTAAGTTATTCTGCGGCCCAAGGGACGCCAGATTCAGTTGTCGCAGCAGCATCAATTTGCTTTTGCACTTTTGCGGTACGGTCAGCCTCAACACGAGCCTTAGCTTCTGCCGCAGTTTCGTCGCCTTCAATCAAGCTGTCATATACCCAACCAAGCACATCGGCTTCAGTTAGATCGGCGTATGGGATGAAATCTGGTGCAGAGGCATCTGGTGTAGTCCGCAGCTTGCCGCCTTCAGAAGCACTGTAGGATGGCGTACCATCGCTTGCCGCTACCATTGACCAGTAGATTAGGAAGACAGCGCCGTCAGCGTCCGTCCGTTGCATGTTGGTCACTGACCAAGTGTTAGTAATAGCCATTGTTTGTTTCTCCTTTATGGCGTTGGGTTAAGCGTTTTCGAGTGCCGTGATACGGGCTTCGAGTTCTTGGATTGTTTTTACGAGCAGTGGCACTAGCTTACTTTGGTCAATGCCTTGCATTACTGCAACGCCATCTGCATCAACAGCATCTTTTTCACCAGTAATTGCTTCAGGAACTACGCTTGAAACTTCATGTGCCAAAAACCCATCGACAGTGGTATCTGAATCAACAACAAAGTTAAATCGTGCTGGTTTGAGTTGCTTTAGTCTAGTTGTAGCGTCCCATGTGTAGTCCACGTTTTCTTTTAGTCTGTAATCGGAAGATGTGATGTAAGATGTACTAGACGTCCCAACAGAAATGTAACCAACTAGGGAAGCATTTGTGTTAAATCTTGCATATATCCATCCTTGGTTGTTTGTGTTGTTTGCGTAGATTGCCGTGCCGCCGCCGTAAGCGTTGTTATATTTTACGGAGTATTTACTAGCACTCCCCGCTATTCGTAAGTGAGTGTCGCTTGTGCTAGTGCTTGTGCCTATTGAAATACTGTCATTCCCCGCATCCACAAACAGCATATGAGTGTTGGTGCTGCCCTCAACACGGAAGTCGTTATTTAAACTTGCATCATTAAAAACACATTCAGTAGTGTTGATTCTAAAACGCTCAAGGGCACCTCCAAGTCCTGCATCATAGTTCCCAGCGTAGAAAACGTGATTAGTTGCTTCTTCTCCACCCCAACCACCTCCTCCGTAGTACATTCTCCGATCTGATCCATCATCCCAAAAACCAAGCGTTGTCCAACCTGTACTTTTATCATCTTTTTGAGAAGAAGTAAAAAATCCGCCGCCATTGGACCCATCAGCGCTTGTGCTGCTAATATGTATAGCATGGTTACTAGAAGCTCTGGACTGTATAGTAAGCAATGCTGGATCAGAATCAGTATTTAAATCGCTAGTACCTATAGCTACTTGGTGTGAACCCGCATCAACAAACAGCGCATGGGTGTTGGTGTCACTCTCAACGCGGAAGTTAATGTCATTACCACCGTCATTAACAACAACATCAGATAGCGAAACTACAAACGACTCAACATTTCCTGTAACAAATTTTACAGTATTATCTGATGGAAACCCAAAATAAGTATCTGTCCCACCATCTCCTGTGTGATATATATAATTAGGCATAGAAATAGCGTTATTAAAAAATGCAGTACCAGCGTCAGACATATCAAGGGTGAGGGCGGTGATTGCTGAGCCACCATCATTACCAGTAAAAATTATATCTTTATCGGAGGTGGGGCATTTCATAGTAAAATTGCCACTAGCACCACTTAATTGCCCATAGCCAACTCCACCATCATTTAAATATATATTTCCATCTTGATCAGCATCCAGAACAATATAAGTTCCTACATCAAATGCTAGGTTGCCATTGGGTGATGTTATAAGTCCATTTGTACCATCGCCTCGTAACGTCAGGTCTTGTCCAGCGCCAAGAAAAATAAACTGATTATCCCCTAAAGAAATATCATGGTTAAAGATAGCCGTACCAGCGTCAGACATATCAAGGGTGAGGGCGACTATACCACCGCTATTATCAACGCCCGAAAAAACAATGTCTTTATCATTTACAGAAGAGAATATATTCAAGTTGCTATTTGTGCTTCTAATCTTTCCAATTTCAACGCCATCATCTTGAAATTTAATGTCACCCGTTGAAGCATCTAACAAAATATCGCCACCGACTGCTTCTAGTTTCATACTACCAGTAGACAGAGCAAGAGTAGTCCCATCTAGCGTGAAGTTATCTACAACCACACCAGCGTTGGCTGTGACTACGCCTGTTACGGCAAGAGTTTCACCGATTGTGGCTAATCCAGCAACCGTCAGATCGTCATCAACCAGCAAGTCCACAACGGATAACGTAGCAAAGGCGTCAATTACAGCCGCGCCAGAGGCAGCACCGTCAAGATAGACGCCTTTGGTTTGACCAGTGGCGATAGTAACATTAGCGCCAGAGCCTTGCGAAATGATGATGCTCTGAGAGCCAGAGGTTGCATTGTGAATAAAGCAAAACTTATTCACTGTGTTGGGACCGATTGTAATTGTACAAGTGGAATCGAGCGTCCCAGTGTACTTGATAAAGATTGCCCTGATTGGATCAGAAGCGCCATCAGCTATTGTTGATGTATGCGTGTCAGCATTGGTTGTTATAGCCTCTGTGCCGAAGCCCAGAGCCTCGCCAATTAATGTCAAGTTTGCGTTCGTGTTGGTTCCCCATGAGCCTGACGCATCGCCAGTTGCCATCTCATTGAGGCGTAGGTCATTTACATAGGTACTAGTCATATCAATCGATCCTTATGATGGCGGTGTCTTTGGTTTGAGCAGGGAATACAATCTTGAACGTACCGCCAGCAACTGTGAAATTTCCACCGAATGCTAAAACTGCGATTGCGCCTCTTGAGTTTGATGAGGCATCACCCAGCGTCTTGTTGTAGATTAATGCACCATTTGCAGTAAATGTCGCTGATGTCCATTCTGGGTTAGCCGAAGTAAAACATCCACTAGTGCTGTTTTCAACGACTGATTTGGTTCCCAATGCAACCCCGCCAGTGGTATATCCACCGCCGTTGGCCACTTGGCCTGCTGTTATGTAGCCGTCTGTTGTTGCATTAAGTGTCGCTGCATCGGTGTACAGTGCAATCATTATTACATCGCTGTCGAGGTGGTGATCACCCAGCAACACATCTTTTTTGAACAATGTACACATTGCTTGAGTAATAGACATTATAGACCTCCGTTATATTCTGCTGCGTAATCGCGTTGCATCTCTTGTATGAATAATTGCAGTGCTTCGTCAAATTGTGTTTTGTAAAGCGCCAATGTCTCTCCAGCTTTGAGAAACGCTGATGCCTCGTATAAACATGCGGATAGTAACACGTTTTCTGCGTTATCGCCAACCCATGTGTTTGCGTTGCTAGAACTTAGCCCCGCCTCTGGTGCGATGTAGTCCACTTGGTAGGTGTCAGTCGAGTTTGGCGTTGGAGCCAATGTAATGACCGTACCAGCCGTCCCTGCGGTCTTTGTGCTGTAGAACTCTGGGACACCCTGCGTGGCTGAGTTAGGCCAGTAATCACGCAGATATGAATCAATCCTGTGATCTAGGTATGACACGTTGCTTGAAACTGTCACTGACACCTGACGTATCATCCGCGCAGATGCGACTGTATAATCAAATGTCCCTGCAACCATGTTAGCTGATGTACTTAACCGAAAGCACGGCAAGTTTGGCAGGCGCTGGAAGATCATGTCTTCGGCCTGCGCTATGATTTGGTCGACTGACGCCGTCAGCTCTGTGGAATCGTCTTCCAAAAAGTTCTGAATGTTTGCGACTAAAGTTGTGTAATTCATTTAGTTACCCCATGTCCCTTCGCCCCAGTCGCCAGAACCCCAGAAACTTTCGTCTATAGATATGCTTTCGTTACCTACATCACCATCGCCACCAACGCCAGCTTCAGCTATTGATAAGATTAGAGCCTCCGCGCCTACATCACCATCGCCACCAACGCCAGCCTCATCAATTGATAGGCTCAAGGCTTCCACGCCGACATCACCTGCGCCGCCACCGCCAGACACACCTGTAACAAATGCTGCTGGAATTTCTACGCCGACCTCGCCATCGCCAGCCGTGCCAGTTAAAGTTCCAGTTTCAGTTTCAAAAGTCTCAGTGCCAATTTCTCCTGTGCCGCCAAGACCTACTGGGCTAGGCTCACTGGTAAGGAACAAAGACACATTGCCAACGTGGCTAAACCCAGAAGTCCCGACACCGGGCCGCAACCTTGGGTCTACAGTCCAGTCTTGGGTGTAGCCAATATAGACAACAACATTCTCAGGATCTGTGTCAGGGCGTCCGTTAAACAGCGCGGTTGCGTCAACAACATTCTTTGCGGGAGTGAGCTGCGGTTGCTTTGGCTCCCAATCTTCTGGCGAAACACGCAAGCCATCCCAAGTGGTCTTCAGTTGGGTATATCTGACCCGAAGACCGCTTCTGTCGCTTATCGCGTAGGATTTTTTTCCTCTTGCGTATTTTGCCATTATGATAAGTTCAGCGCGGTTGGCTGAATCCTTAGACTTACGCCGTCATTATCAGTAGAAGCCGCAAAGGAGAACGCCCGTTCGTACATTTCATTTAAGATCTGGAACTTCTCGTTTGCAAACTTCAGTGATAACTTACTTGCCAGACCAGCGCAGATGCACTCATTCCAGCGATACGGGATGTCCGCATCTTGATTGGACGCCGTAACGTCCTCAAGTTGGTTCACAGCCCAGTATATGATGCTGTACGTTGTCCTGTTTGGTATTTGCCAAATGTAGATCTGCGGCGTTATCTGCTTGTCCAGCATGTACTGGCTTGGCTTGCCGGGAGAGGTTTTGTTTGGCAGTTGATTGTAATCTGAAATCGACACACGATTAATGATCTGGTCAGACGTATCTGTGCCAGAGCTATCACGCACAACGGCGTCCATGATGTCGATTGTGCCTGCTGGCAGGGGATACGGCGTTGTCTGGCCGTCTACGAGCGTCAAAGTGTTCTGTGACAGCGCCCAGTAGTTAATACCCCTATTGGCCCACT